GTGGCAAAATCACATCCTCACCGTGATTACAACATCAAACGTTTTCCCCGCCATGGGGTCAGTTCTAGGGAGCTTCGGCAAACTAGGTGAGGGCTGACAACATGGCGGGATTTTTATTTTACCGATGAGCAAAATTCACAAATTACCAGCAATCCAATTCTACGTTGGAGACTGGAGAAAAGACCCTAGCGTGCAATCGCTAAACTATCACGACCGTGGTGTTTGGTTTGAGATGATTTGTTTGATGCATGAATCCGAGGAACGTGGAAAGCTAGTTTTGAATGGTCAACCAATGCCGATTGATGCGCTCGCAAGATTGCTTGGTTTGGATAAGCAAATTCTAACCACCACGTTAACCACCCTGCTAACCTATGGCGTTGCTTCACAATGTCCTGATACTGGCATCATTTCAAACAGGCGTATGATCCGTGATGAGGAAATCAGAAAAATACGGGCAAACGCTGGAAAACTAGGTGGAAACCCTGCTTTGCTTAAGCAAAATTCAACCACTAAGGATAAGCAAATTACAACCCCTTCAACTACATCTTCAGTTTCAATTTCATCTACTAATAAGAAATTTATTAAGCCTACTATTGATGAGTTAAGAATTTTCTGCAAAGAGATAGGGCATCAAGAATCCGATGGTGATGCAATGTTTTATATGTGGGAATCAAACGGCTGGAAAAACGGGAAATCACCTTGCAAAGATTGGAAATCTGGTGTTAGGCGATATGCATCAGAAGGATGGCTTGCTAGTCAAAAAAATCCTAGACCATTTCCCAAGCCTTTACAATCTCGTGACGACCGTCACCCGAACGAGCTAAAAGAAACAATAGACATAACAACTCTTCCCGTATGGGACGCAATGAAAGACAAATAACATGAAAGAACTAGAAGCAATCGACAAACTAATCGCATCCATGCCCGACGACCCGACCGATGAGGAATGGGAGGCGAGCCGAAAAAGTTACATCGCCGACACAAAGCCGCGCGAATGCAACAAGCAAACCATATCATCTCACATTGACTTCCCAGAGCGTCACAGAGCGCAGATTGACCTTGTGGGGGATGAATGGACTAAAACTTACGAAAAAGCTCTAGAAACCGCCAATGCGTGCGGAATTGTGGCACTTATCGGGGGGCGTGGAACTGGCAAGACTCAAATGGCTTGGCAAATCTCCCGAAACGTTCGTTTGGAAGACGTGAACAAGCTCACGACCGAGAACGGATTTTCTAAGCGTTTGGAGCGACCAGCGATCTACCGCACCGCCATGGACATCTTCCTAGAGCTGCGCAGCACCTACGCTCCGACATCGAAAAAAACCGAGTGGGATCTCATGAAGGAATACGAAAACGCCGCCTTGCTGGTCATCGACGAAATCAACGTTAGCACGGGCAGCACGTTTGAGGATTTGAAAATCACTGCAATTATGGACAAACGCTATCAGCGATTACGTCCCACAATTCTGATCGGCAACGTCGATCTGCAACAATTCTCCGACCGCATGGGGAAATCAATCGTCAACCGCATCGAGGAGGACGGAATCATTCTCTCATGCAACTGGCAGAGCTACCGAACCAAGAAACCAACCGAACAATGAAAACAGAATCACACACACCAAGGACGGATAATGCGCTTAGTCATGACGGCAACTGGGACACAAAAGCGTTACGAATGGCGAATCTCGCACGCCAACTAGAGCGAGAGCTAAACGAGGTGACATCAGAGCGCAATAATCTAAATGCGAGTTTAACGGCGGCGATAAGTTCATCCAATGCACGACATTTTGAGTCGATGGAACATGAAGCTAAAAGCAAGCAACTAGAGCGAGAGCTAAATGAGGCGATGACCGCACTGCGGAACTTGACCGACGAGATCGGCAGACACGAAGGCGCGAGCATGATGCATCCACGATTAACCAGAGCCATTACAGTGGCGAACAAACTAACCACAAAAATAAAATGAACACACTACCAAATGACGTAGCCCGATGCGAGGGCGTGGGCGATTGGGACTGGAAAGAAGGATGGGGCTGGCGCGAAGGATGCGAGACATGCCTGCGCAGGACAGCACCGCGAAACGGCGTTAATTCCTACATCGAACCGCCGAAAATCATAGCTTTCGAGTGCGAATTTCTGATTGAGTCAGAAGAAACAAAACTATGAAATATACAGTTCAAAAAATACCAGCGGTGGAAACGCATGACTGGCTTCTTCACAAGCACTACGCTAGGCGCATACCCTCAATCTCGTGGGCATTTGGATTGTTTGACGAGCAAAATACGTTGCAAGGCGTTTGCACGTTTGGAACGCCTGCAAGTTCAACTCTTCTCAAAGGTGTATGCGGAGAATCATGGGCATCTAATGTCTGCGAGTTGAATCGACTTGTGATGAATGATATCAATGTGAAAAACCTTGCTTCGTTCTTTGTCTCAAAATGCATGGCATCACTTCCAGCTCCTAAAATTGTGGTGAGCTATGCTGATACAAAACTAGGTCATCATGGGTATGTTTATCAGGCGACAAACTTCATTTACACAGGCTTATCAACTAGGTTCTTAGATCCAGTCATTGAAGGGCATGAGGGCAAGCATCACGCGACTATGGCGCACGGAATGAGCAAAGCTGAAGTTGATGCTAAGTATGGCGACAAAGTGCAATGGGTGGAAAGATCACGAAAGCACCGATACATTTTCTTTCATGGCGACAAGCGGCAAAAACGAGCGATGTTGGCAGACCTGCGATACAAACAAGAACCTTACCCGAAAGGCGATAATCAACGATATGATGCGAGCTATCAGCCAATTACTCAGGCCGTTTTATTCTGAAAAATCCATTGATACATAAAGGCTAGAGAACTATTTTCAATTTTATTTCAGAAATCGCTTTACAATTTGCAAGTAATCAGTGTATTCTGATCGCGCCGCAGGGCAACAACTACCAACGATATGCAAGACCAAATCCCAGAAAACATCCAAAAACTAACCGAAGCCGAAGCCAAGCTCCTGTTGCTATTCGCAATGCAGGATTTGCGCAAAGCAATCTATAATCCATCCCCAGCTAACGATGCGACCACGCTCGGCTGGCTCACTCAAAAAATCGAAACCCTAGCACAAGAAAACTCAGAACAATGACCACCACCGACCAAATCATCGTCACGATTGGCATCATCGCGATCCTCATCTTGCTATTGCACATTGTTTTTCTCTGGGCAACGCACCAGCCAGAGGATACCGGCTATGACCTACCACCGACCGATCTTGACGGCAGGGACGCAGCTGGAAGCGCATACGGCAAGAAAGGAGGCTCACATGAGTGACACACCGCGCACAGACGCCGCCACGCGCATGGCGTTCTCCGGCGAATACATGGTGCCGATTCAGGAATCACAGAAGCTCGAACGCGAGCTTACCGACATGCGAGAAACGTTTCGCGAGTATATGCAAGCTGAAAACGAATGGCGGGCATCCATCTTTTGCGAAATGCACGAAATCAACGCAGCGCGTGAAAATTTTTTGGCATTGCAGAAAAAAGCAAAGGAGGTGCTGGGGTTATGAGTGAACGCGCACTAGAACTAGCCATCGCGCTGGAGGCTGAGCTGCTGGCACAATGTGACAAGCTGGAGGCTCTAATCGAGCGACCAGAGTATTCGAACTTTCCGGTGGACGAGCGCAGCAACATTCAGCGGAAGCAAGCCGAGATCTGCGGTCTGTATTTACAAATGGATTTCATCAAATATCAAATTTCGAGACTATGAACATGACAAAAGAACTATCGGAATCCCTGCTCGCTGCCTGCAAAGCGGCGGGGATTGAGAAGCCCAGGTATATCGCGCAGGATGAAGATGAACCGTATGTATGGCATTATGACTTGAAACCAGACACAGACGATACAAAGGAATTAGACGTGTGGGCTGTTGACAACGGGAACGCAACGAAAATTCACCACCCGCCCTACGCCGACGACTGGAAAGAGAGCTTGCTTGAGTGGGTTGATCATATTGCCGACACCAGCAAAAAGATCGATGATGCTTGCAAGATCGCGTATCGGAAGCACATTGACAATGGCAATGGCACATGCTGGAGCCGTGCTGATTGCTACCGCGCTGCATGGCAAGATGCGCTTGCGTGGAAAGGAGGTGACGATGACTAACAAACAAAAGCAAGCGCGAGCATCGCACCTTTTCCGCAAGCGCAGAAGCATTTGGTATGCACTGCTAGAAAAGGACGAGGCGACATGGGAGCTATGTTGCCAGCTCTCATGGGACGAAATGGCGAAACGGCACAAACAACAAATCAACAATCAATAATAAATATGAACGAACTAATCGAAAAAACAAGACAATGGTTCCACGACAAGGGTATTATCGCGAACAGCACACCGCTGAAGCAACTCGAAAAGACACAGGAAGAACTAACCGAGACGCGAGATGCGGTCATTCGTGAGATATACGCTGGAGAGCGTGTAGTGCAATTCAGGCTAGACCAGATCAAGGACGGCATAGGCGACACCGTTGTGACACTCATCGGAGTTTGCGAAATGTATGGATTTTCGCTGGAAGAATGTCTCCAGATGGCTTACGATACAATTAGCAAGCGCAACGGGACGATGATCGACGGCGTTTTCGTGAAGAATAACTAAAAGAACAGAATTTATGAATGAACATGAATATAAAACGCGGTTTCTTAAGCGCATGAGCGAACTACAAGTTGACGCTGCGATAGCTCAAGCTGAGTATGACGCTCACATTGAAAGCAACCCTAATATATGGGACTTAGATCAATCAATGCCAGAAGAAGACGCTGACGAGTGTATGTCTTACTGGGGGGACTAAAACAATTTTGAGCGTGTGGCGGAAAACAAACGCACATTAGAAAGATGGTAGGGACGAGCAGTCATCGTCATGCAGGTAACCAATCCTGCCACGCTCGCCAATCACCAAAAACTATGAAAAACGAAATCACAGAAACACTTCGTGAACTTGTCGAAGGCGTAAATCAAGCAATCGAAAACGGAGACTGGAAAGTTGACGGTAGATGCGACCCAGACATGGTTTTAAACCGCGCTGAGTCTATTCTGATCAACTGTGGGTATCGCAAAGACGGATTGACAGGAACAGAATTTTACTACGAAGAAGCATAATCTCCAACCAAACAACAACATGCAAATACTAAAAGCAAACATTGGACTACAGAAGATCGAAGGCGTGAAAGTTTTCGACACAAAAACAGGCGAAAAATTCGTCGCAATCCCCGTGAAAGCAGCGAACATCTTTGTCTCTGACAAGGGTGGGATTTACCTTAACGTGGACATCATCGAAGGAAAAAACGGCGAAGATCAATATGGGAACACCCATATGATTACGCTCGACATCGGAAAGGATCGACGTGCTGGTGGCGAGAAAGGTCCTATCCTTGGAAACTGCAAAACGCTCACGTTTGGGCAATCTGCTAAGTCGTTGAAAGATGACCAGGTAGATGACATTCCATTTTAATTTATAGACTTTCCCCTGTCGAGTGACGATAGGGAATACCGCCCCGTCAAGGTGACATCTAACATATATTTGATGTATCAGGCAAACCACCTTGGCGGGGATAACTTTACAGAAATGAACACACTGCAATATGAATAAACAACCAAGCACAACTAAGAAGATAGAAGCATGGCTTCTCAAAGGACATAAGATCACGCCACTGCAAGCACTCCAGAAGTGGGGATGCATGAGACTGGCAGCACGGATTGCGGAACTCCGCAACAAGGGTATCGCTATCAGCACTACTAAGGTGAAATCCAACGGCAAAACTTACGCACAATACAAGGCACTATGAAAAAAAGAGCCAAGAGAGCGAGCGATAAAGGCTTTAGCATGATTTGTGGCAGACCAAGATACAAACCATGGGAGCAGAAGGCTACGATTGTCCTGCGCTTGTCACAGGAAACGTATCAGCGCATCAGGCGGTTATCGTTGCACAAAAGGTGCAGCGTAAGCCAAGCGGCAGAGTTACTCATGCGCACGGAGGAATCAGAGAAGATCGAGCCAACAATGCCGATTGACTACTCATTCCTAGAAAAGAAAGGCAACAGCTACACAGTATTAGACATTCTCAA